CCTTAAAGTCTGATCGAAACTTCAGGAGAGGTATCCAGATTTTTAATCTGTATACCTTATGGGTTAAGAAAGAACTTTCCTCCCAACAGAGAGATAAGTTCTTAACAGCTGTCCAAGCTGCACCTGTGCCGCTTGGTGAGCTGCCTTCTCAACTCTATAACCATTGCAAACTTGGATTGAGCCCTTATTCTTCCTTTTCAAGAAGGTTAGGGGTACCAAGACCTTTTGTTTCCTATTCTGGCAGGTTGTCTGTGAAGGCACCTGTCTTAGGCTCCAAAAGTGTGTGCCAGGATGATGACCCCTTAGCTGATGTTAAGGTGTTCTTATCTGACCACTCTGCAATGGAACTCCGCGAGAAGTTCAGTACGATCTTTCAGCCCTTGCTTAAAGGAATAGATACGTCTGGTTTTCCCAGAAGTAACAGCCTTTTTCCACCAAAAGTGGGGAAGGTTGCCTTTATTCAAGAAGCTGGCGGAAAGTTACGTTATGTAGCTTCCCCATACAGAATCTATCAAGAAGCTTTGCGGCCTCTTGGTGAATTTTTGTATGAAAAAGTTCGTTCCCTTCCTTGGGACTGCACTTTTGACCAGTCTAAAGCCTCAACGTCCATCCGGAGTACCCTTGATCAGGGGAAGATGGTACACTCGGTTGACCTGTCCAATGCGACTGACTATTTCCCATTGGAAATACAAGTTGCAGTGGTGCGGGCGTTGGTACATCCTGAAGACAGACATTATGTCGACCTCTGGAAGACATTATGCCGTGGCTTTTGGGATAGCCAACTTGGTGTTGTTCAGTGGAAGAAGGGACAACCCTTGGGTATGTTCCCTTCCTTTGCTGCCTTCACCTTAACCCATGGGGTGCTGTTATGGCACCTCCTGGATGAACCCTACAATGGTCAATTCTATGTACTTGGTGATGATGTTGTCATTCTACATGACACTCTGTTCACCAAGTATAGAGAAGTGCTTGAACGTATGGGCTGCCCTATAAGTGTCAATAAATCTCTGTCATCTACACAGGTGGCAGAGTTCGCCGGAGAGATCTACACCTCTACTTGGGTAATCCCCAATATGAAGTGGCGTGAAATCTCCGACGATAATTTTATTGATATTTGTAAGGCATTAGGACCAAGGAGCCGTCGACC